GTCCGCGGAGCCATGTTTAATACATGGCTCCGTTTTGCCCGTGGGGGGTTGACCACCCCTGCGGGCACCCCGCTCCTTCGACCTAACGTGCGTGCTAGGCCAGCGAAACGGAAGGTGACCGAAGTGTCAAGATCCGTCCCTAACCCCAGGGCTGCTTCCTTGGGGGAGGGAGAGGTGCGGGATGTTAGCGCCACTAGGGAGGAAGTGCAGGCTGTCATTTCCGACTATGTGGCTGCTTTGGAGGAGGTAGCCAAAAAGCAGAAATTGGCTGACCTCAAGGCCGCCGCCGATGCATATTGGGCCCCTGATGACTATTCTTGGGTGCCTGATGAGTTTTTACCGCATGGCGGCGAGGAGGTTCCCAGTGGAGGTGGCGCTGTGGCGTCGGAGACGGCGCCCGTTGAAGGGCCATCGCTGTGGGAGAGGATTACCGGCTTTAGTGGGTGGCGTAGAGAGCGCCAGCTGCAAAAGGCCGTAGCTGAGGGGCTTGCTGTCTATAGGGGTATAGACACGTTTGGAGAGGGGGATCATTTAGAGCTGAAAGGTGGAGTGGGATTTATGGAGGCCATTAGACAAAAAGTCGATGGCGCCATTGGAGCCTACATTGCCAAGCGGCCCAGGAACAGCATTCACCGTACAGAGTACAGGTTTAGGAGGAATGCGTTGTTGGTCAAATCTCTAACGGATGAGGTCTTTTGCATTAGCAAGGGAAGGTTCACCCAGGACAGCAATGACATTCGATGCTTGCAATTGGTGATTAAGCAAGTGTTGGACGGGGCGGTGAAGGACGGCATTCTGTGCCCAGTTGGGCCAGATGGTGCCGAACAGCTTGTTAAAATCAAGCGATGCCAGAGGCGATTCTTCACTCAGGCCATTGAGGCGGCGTACTTCATTCAGGATGAGGGCGACGCATTCTGGGCTGAGTTGCGAAGAGCCGGCGAGGCGACTACCGCCTAGGGGTGCCTCGTGCGGATGGAGGCTAGAACTACCGCTTCGGAAATGTATCACAACCGAACGGAGTTCCCGGGCATAGCCTGATGCCGCATGTGGGTGCAGCCCCCAGCAAAGCTCGATACGTGGTTATTGCTCCCCACTGTTCGAGCCGCCAGGATTTTGGAGCGCATAACAATAATCTTCCCAACTTGCTTCGGGCGTTGAATGAGCGTGTTTTTAACGTCCAGTCTGCCGGCAAGTTGGTCCCCACCCCTCAGCCACGAAGGGGGTGTTGGAAGTCGATGTCTGGCGTAGCGACGCGCTTGGCTTCACGGGTCCGCGAATTTGGCACAGTAGAACCACTCACAATCGATCAGTTTGTTGAGCAGTGTCCTTCAAATAAGCGAGCACTCTACGCGGAAGCCGGCAAGACGTATGCCACTCGGGGATGGAGTAAGAAGGATAGTAGAATTAAGGCCTTTGTTAAGTTTGAAAAGCTTAATTTTACAAAGAAAAATGATCCTGCCCCCAGGATTATTCAACCTCGAACTCCCGTATTTAATATAGCCTTAGGCAGATTCACCCGTCGTATTGAGGAGGAGATGTACAAAGCTCTTGCTCGCGATTGGGATGACGACTTTGGGGGCAAAGTTGTCATGAAAGGCTTAACTGTAGAGGAGGTGGCAGACCAAATACGCAATAAATGGTCCAAGTTCCACACGCCTTGTGCAGTGGGGTTAGATGCTAGTAGGTTCGACCAGCATGTTAGTCGGGACGCTCTCAAATGGGAGCATTCTATATATAACATGATCTTTGGTCATAATCCAGAGCTCCGCGCGTTGCTTAGGTGCCAATTGAACAATGAGGGTTATGCCTTCATTGATGGCCATAAGTTGACGTATAAGACCTCGGGAACTAGAGCTAGTGGTGATATGAACACCTCATTAGGCAATTGCATTATAATGTGCAGTCTCGTGAGGGAATATGTGCGGTCTTTGAACATACATGCTGAGTTCATCAATAATGGGGATGATTGCGTTCTCTTTATAGAGAAGCGTGATTTGCCTAAGTTGAACAACTTAGCCGAGTGGTTCTTGGACTATGGGTTCGAGATGGAGGTTGAGCCCCCTGTGTATGAGATTGAGCACATTGTCTTCTGCCAAGCGCAACCGGTGTTGGTCGATCGGGCCATGGACAAGTATGTCATGGTTCGGCAGCCGGAAGCTGCGTTGGGCAAGGATGCCATGTGCTTGTCAGCCACCGATGAACGGAAGTTTAGGCAGTGGTCTTACCAGGTGGGTGTTGGCGGTCTTGCCTTGTATGGAGACATGCCCATATATAAGGAACTTTATCTCGCCTACAAGCGCAACGGTATTGATAGTAACGTTCATAACTCCTTGTTGGTTTCCGATTCAGGGTTCATGCGGATGGCCCGCCAAATAGTGCGTGGAAATGAGCATAGTGTAATCAGTGATGACACTCGCGTTAGCTTTTTCAAAGCCTTTGGCATATTGCCTTCCATACAGGTTGATACAGAAAATCGGTTGCGGATGATGGAGTACAATGGGTTGCACCATCACAGCCACAACATTTCCCTCAATGTGGGGTTGTATACAGCCTGATCCCATAGGGTTATTTATATATATTATAGGTGTTAATTTCCTAATGGGGAAAAACAAGTCTAAGTCAGCCAACAACAATTCTGCTGACAAAACCAAGAAGGCTGTTGTGCGGTCTGCGCCCATTGCCGTTACCACTTCGCGTAAAGCTGTTGACAAGAAGATCACTCAGAAGGGTGATTTGGTCACGATACACCATAGAGAGCTGTTGGTATCTTCGTACGTGGCTTCATCACAATTCTCTGTGGACAGTCGTATAGCACTAAATCCTGGGTTGAGCTCTTATTCTAGCGGCTCCCCGATGGGCACATGGTTGCCTTCGATTGCGAAGAATTACGACAGGTATAGGTTTAAGAAGTTGATGTTTCATTTCACTACTTATGCAGCCACTACAACCCCTGGCATGATTGTCATGTCTTACGATCCCAATCCTGAAAACGCAAATCCGAGCACCTTAGCGGAAGCGCAGAATTCGTTTTTTAGAAATGGGTCGATTCATGACAATGTAACTTTTGATGTTACATCAAAGTTGCCCACAGATTTTAAGTTCACACGATCAGGGCCCGTCACTACATTGACCACTTATGATGCAGGATTTGTTAATTTCAGCTCCATTGGCTCCACCGGTACTGCGGTTGGGCTGATTGAGGTGGAATACGTTGTTGAGTTTAAACAACCACAGTCCGGCACTAGCGGCGGAGTGTCTTTGCCCAGTTCGCCCTTGATGCCAATGCAAATCATTGAAACCAGAATCCCCAATGGCACGACAGCGCAAGTATACGAAACAGCGCTTAGTGGTGGTGATGTGTTTGTGGCTCAGGCGATGATGAACACTAATACTGTGACGTATGGGCAGCCTTTGATCGAACAAGGGTTTGTCATGACTGCTACGCAACAAACCGGCGGCAATTGGGTCTATCCTAACGGATCGTCGCGTTCCCCAGGCACTGTTAACAGTGTCACCTTTAATGCTTTGGTTGATGCTACCAATTATCCCATTGGTGGACTGGCTCGTCCTTTCTTTCGATTTCCGTATCCCGGACGTTATAGAATTGACGTTGAAGCTCCTTGGGACATAGGTATCCAATCAACCGCAGGCTATGGGTTGTTTGGGTTCAAGCGATTGCCCGCTACAGGGCCATCCCCCACTTGGGTTTCGCCTTTGTGGGAATACTCCAAACTTGATGGAACTGCTGATGTAATTAGGTACGATAGGGTGTTTGTACAAATGGGGGCCGAAAATTCGTCCACCAGTCCTAAGACGGCTGGAGATTCGACATTTAGGTTCACTTTTGAACTTGCTGCTAATCCCGATGAGTATTATGCTTTGTTGACGGGCACTGAGGTGGAAACTTTGGTTGCCGCAACATGCAAACTTACCACTCGTGGGACGGTGTCACCTTATCCCAGATTTATTATAACGTATCTTGGTCCGAGGCTCACGGAAACAGGCTTGTATGATATTTAAGTATATTGTGTGTGTTATTAATTTGATTCGGAACTACAAACGTTGCTACGTTAGGGCGCGCAACTCACGGTTGGTCACCGTGTCCGGGTTGCATTGTTGGATGGTCAGAGGATGGTGGGTTAGGCGACGCCCACACCGAGGCTGGTAGGGAACCAGTAGTCCTCTAGGATTCTGCGATATTAATCGGGTTGCCGCGTTGTAGCGTTTGTTAGTGTCCTTGTCATGTAAATATAAAGCTTGAAAAACACAAAAAATAGTAGTTATTGAGCGGTGTATTGGCACCATAGGTCCCTTCGCGTGGGGACAACCGCATTTTAAATGTGGTTAAGGCAGACGACCAATTTAAGCCTGATTGGGGTTAAACGATCAGGTGTAGTCTGTT